ACTGCAAAGAGCAATATACAAGAGATACTTAATTACATAGTTCCTTTTACTCTAGTTGTTGGTCCAGACGAGGTTATAAATTTACAGGATGCTATTTACGAAAAAGTCGAATTAATTAGGATGACTTGGAGTGGTGTAAATGGAACAATGACTTTAAACTTACCAACTGCATCACAACATTCAAACAGAGTAATGAGGTTTCTTTCAAATGGTGGTTTTGCAGTCGCAACAAGAGTAGAATTAACTCCAACAGGAACTGAAACAATTGATGGTGTAAACGCACCTTATATAATAAATAAATCATACGAGGGTATACAAGTTTGGAGTGATGGGATTGAGTGGTTTATCATTCAGAAAAAAGGCTAACCAAGTCTTAAACGCAAGATTTTTTTTATTAATCGTTAATTAAGTATAAACACAAATTTTATGAATGCAGCAACAGACACATTAAAAAAAGTTAAAACCTTATTAGGTTTGGAAGTGTCTTTGGAGCAAATGAAACTTGACAATGGTACTGTTATTGAAGCTGAAAAGTTCGAAGCAGGAGAGTCAGTTTTTATTGTAACCGAAGATGAGAAAGTTGCTTTACCAATCGGAGAGTATGAACTTGAAGACGGATCTAAACTTGTTGTAGAAGAGGACGGTATTATTGCCACAATCGGATCAATAGACGAAGAGGAAGTTGAAGAGGAAGTAATCGAAGAGGAAGTTGAAGCAGAAGAGGAAAAAACCGAAATGGAGTATGTCTCAAAACAAGAATTTACCGAAGCATTAACTGAAATCGTTAAAATGATTGAAGAGTTAAGAGGTAAAGACGAAATGAAACAAACAGAAGTAACGGAAGTTGAAGAGTTAGAAACTCAATTGAGCGAAGCGGCAACAAAGCCATTAAAACACGCACCAAAAGAATCTACTACTACAACAGGTAAATTTAATTTTAACAAAAACAAACAAGTAACTGCATACGATAGAATCGTGGCAAAAATTTCAAACATTAAACACTAAAAAAAATGGCACAACCAACAATTACAACAACGTATGCAGGTCAGTTCGCAGGGGAATACATCGGAGCAGCATTGTTATCTGGAAACACTTTGGCAAATCAATTAATTACTATTAAGCCAAACATTAAATTAAAAGAAGTAATTAAAAAAGTAGATTACGCATCTGCAATCGCAGCAGGAACTTGTGACTTTACGTCGGCAGGAACTGTAACTTTAACAGAGCGTATCTTACAACCAGACGAGTTACAAGTAAACCTTGAACTTTGTAAAACACCATTCCAATCGGATTGGGAAGCTGAATCTATGGGGTATTCTGCACACGATGCTATGCCACCTAAATTTTCTGACTTCTTTATTGCAAGACTTTCTGCTGATGTAGCACAAGGAACAGAGCAAAGAATTTGGGGAGCAGATGGATTTAACGGATTATTTGTAGCAGCAGCGTTCGCAGCAGATGGTGGAGTAACGATCGCACCTGCAGTTGTAGATGCAGCAAATGTAGTAACTGAACTTGGAAAAGTTGTAGATGCAATAAATTCTAGTCTTTACGGTAAAGATGACCTTTTTATCTATGTTTCACAAAATGTATGGAGAGCGTATAAAAGATCACTTGGTGGTTTTCAAGCTAACGGAGTAGGAGCAAATGGATTTGATGTAAGAGGTAATAACCAAGACATCGACATTCAATATTTTGACGGTGTAAAAGTTGTAGTAGCAAACGGATTAGCTGATAACAGAATGGTAGCGGCTGAAAAAACAAACTTATTTTTTGGTACTGGCTTGTTAAACGACCAAAACGAAGTTAAAGTGCTGGATATGAGCGATTTAGACGGGAGTAAAAACGTAAGATTTGTAATGAGATATACTGCAGGAGTTCAGTATGGTATTGCTTCTGACATCGTATTTTACGGAGCATAATTAATAATCAAATTTACCCTTGTATTAATAACGAGGGTAAGTTTATAAAACACAAAAAACAATGAGTTGTTTAATAAATAAAGGAAGATTAGAGCCTTGTAAAGATAGCGTTGGTGGATTAACCGCAGTTTATCTTATAGACTATGGCACATTAGGAGCGATTACCTACGCAGCAAGTGGTAGCGAGATTACTGCATTTGCAGGAGCACCAGTAGCATATAAATACGTTCTTAAAGGGAACAGTTCACTAGAGCAAACAATAACATCAAGTCGTGAGAATGGAACTACATTTTATGACCAAATTGTTAATTTAACATTAAAAAAGTTATCAGTTCAGTCAAACGATGAGTTAGCTTTAATAGCAGTTGCAAGACCACACGTTATAGTAGAAGATAACAACGGTAACGCAATGATAGTTGGGTTAGAATGGGGTGCTGACGTAAATGGTGGTACAGTAGTAACAGGTGCAGCTATGGGTGATTTATCTGGGTATACTTTATCATTACAAGGTATGGAGAAAAAACCTGCTAACTTTTTAAGTGGCGGTGTTGCAGGAGTAGGAGTTACAGTAAGTGCTTCAAATATAGACGATATTTAATATTTTCTAATTAGTAAAATAATAGGGTAGCCAATTGGTTACCCTTTTTTTTTATTCAAACTTTTGCAAATATTCTTTATTTTATCGTTATAGATTTATGATAGTATTAAAAGAAACAACAGATCCGCAAAACATCTTTATAATTCCTAGAGAAGCGACAACGGAAGTAAATTTTACTGTTACAGATGACATCACAGGACAGGAACTTGTTTCTAGTGGTCAAGCTGAATTTTATGGGGACTTTATTTTAATACCTTTGATTGTAGAAAGTTTAGAGCAAAACAGATTTTATACTTTTAGAGTTAACAGTAATGCTACTGATGAAAATATTTATAAAGACAAGATTTTTGTAACTAATCAAGAAATAGATCAAGTAAATAATAAAACCTATTCAATTAACAAAGACCAATACGTTGAGGTTGAAAGTAATAACGATTACATAGTAATATGAGCAGAAGAAAACCAGAACAAGGTAAAATCAATGTTGTAAATTTAAACAACTACACGAGTCCAAATATAACTATAAACAAAACTAGAGATTGGGTTACCTATGGTAATAACAATGACTATTTTAAGTATTTATTAGACAGATATTCTGGAAGTCCAACAAACAATGCGATTGTAAACGGAATTTCACAAATGATATTTGGTAAAGGTTTAGATGCAACGGACAGTAATAAAAAACCAAACGAATACGCACAAGCAATTACTCTATTAAAAGATGAAGCAGTTAGAAAATTCTGTTATGATCTTAAATTAATGGGACAATGTGCTATCCAAGTTATTTACTCCAAAGACAGAAAAACAATTGCAGCAATAGACCACATTCCTGTGGAGTCATTGGCACCAGAAAAATGTAACGAAGATGGAGACATTGAAGCGTATTACTATTTTCACGATTGGGAGCAAATAAAACCAAGCGATAAACCTACTAGAATACCAACGTTTGGAAGTTCAAAAGAGAGCATTGAAATTCTTTATATTAAACCTTATGTAGCAGGTCATTTTTACTATGCACCTGTTGATTACCAAGGTGGTTTACAATATTGTGAGTTAGAAGAGGAAGTGAGTAACTACCATTTAAACAACATTATGAACGGTTTGGCACCGAGTATGCTAATAAATTTTAACAATGGTGTACCGAACGAAGAGGAAAGAGAGGGTATTGAAAGACGTATTTTAGAAAAGTATTCTGGATCAAGTAATGCAGGTAGATTTATATTAAGTTTTAACGAAAATAAAGATACAGAGTCTAGCATCGAAGCAGTACAATTATCTGACGCTCACAATCAGTATCAATTTTTGTCAGACGAGAGTATGCGTAAAATAATGGTTTCTCACAGAGTTGTTTCTCCTATGCTTTTAGGAATTAAAGACAATTCTGGACTAGGAAACAATGCAGACGAATTAATGACTGCAAGTACTTTAATGGATAACACGGTTATAAGACCGTTCCAAGACCTTTTAATAAGAGCCTTTGATCAAGTACTAGCCTTTAACGATATAAGCCTTAATTTGTACTTTAAAACGCTTCAACCACTTGAATTTACAGACATTGACAAGGAGTTAGTAGATGAAGAGACACAAGAAGAGGAAACAGGAGTTAAAATGTCAAAACAAATCGAATTGACTGACGACATTTCAAGTCATATTTTAGACAATTTACAAAATGATGAGTTAGACGATACTTGGGAGTTTGTAGATGAGGTAGAATGTGATGGACAAGAGTATTCAGATGAGGTGTGGGCAAGTTATTTAATTAATGAAAAACAAAGTTTAGCTGAAAAATTAGCAGGATATGTAACTTCAAAACCAAGTGGGTTCAGTTATTTAGACAAATCCTTTTATAAAATTAGATACAAATACCATCAAAAAAGAAAAACAGACGGAGATAGTAGGGATTTTTGTTCTACAATGATGAGTAGATATGACTCAAAGGGTTATCCTGCAGTTTATAGATTAGAAGATATTGACAAAGCAAGTAGACAGGGAGCAAATTCAGAGTTAGGTCATAACTCACAACCTTACGATTTGTTTAAATTTAAAGGCGGTGTTTATTGTCATCACGTTTGGAAAAAAGTTTTATTTAGGGTAAAGAACAAATCAATAGAAAGTCCAGAATTTTCAGATTACAAAAGAACTAGATCAATACCTGCAAGTTACAATATTAATCCAAGAGGTACTGCACAGTCAGTAATTGCACCAATTGATATGCCAAACAACGGTCATCACCCAAATTGGAGTAAAAAGAAACCTAAAAAGAAAAAAAGATAACAATGGCAACGGCATTATTTATAACACCAACAGATTTAAAACGTAATTCACTTGTTGACGGAAACGTGGACGTGGACAAGTTTATACAGTTTATCAAAATATCACAACAGATCCATATACAAAACTATTTAGGAACTGCATTGTATGATAGAATTTCAAACGATATAATTGCAGGAACTTTAACAGGAAACTATTTGTTTTTAGTAAATGAGTATATAAAAGATATGTTAATCCACTTCGCAATGGTTGACTATTTACCGTTTGCTGCATATCAAGTTGCCAATGGCGGTGTTTTTAAACACATTTCAGAAAATAGCGAAAGTGTAACAAAGAACGAGGTTGATACCTTAATAGATAAGCACAGGAATTTTGCTCAATTTTATACTAGACGTTTTATAGATTATATTTGTTTTAATAACAATCTGTTTCCAGAGTACAATGAGAACCAAAATGCAGATATGTACCCAGATACGGACGCAAATTTTGTCGGTTGGGTATTATGATCAGAAAGAGCAAACCTAAAAAAAAGAATATAGAACTTTTAAACAAGTTTCTTAAAAAATACAATATTGAAGTAGAGTCAAATAAACTACTTAAACCAAAAATTTTTAAATAAATGGCAACATTAACAGGACTTAAAATAAAAGACTCGTATGACGGTTTATTGAAAACCGCAAATAATTTACCGTTTCCAACTGATACCATTGGTGTTCTAGTTCAAGATGGGTTAGGTAATAACTCACCAATTCGAATTTCAACAACGGCAGTAAGTTTGGGTGGTTCTGGAAGCACAATTTCTGGAGTACAATGCGTTAATTTGGGAAACAATAATGTTGTCGGTGGAAATCAATCAATGGCGGTTGGTAATGGACACATCATTGCATCTGGTTCATCACAATCAATGGCGTTCGGTAATGCGGTAGAAATTGACGGAATCCGTTCGTATGGATTTGGTAATAAAAGCACCATTGTCGGAAACGATACGTTTGTGGTCGGTACAAATAACAATGTAGACAATCAAGGTTCGGTTGTTTTTGGAAACGACAACAATATACCAAACATTGCGAATTTAGCCGTTCAACAACAAAAATATTCAAAAATTATTGGGAACAATAACACTACGCAATCGACAAATTGGGGTGCATCATTACGTTCAACAATTATTGGAAACAATAA